TGCCAAATTGGAGGCCTTGTTTGTGCCGCCCTTGGACATAGCCTTCTTGTGGTGGACATCCACGTTGTCCGGCAGTGTGCCGTTGGCCTTCTCATAGGCCCGGCGGGCCTTGTGGCGCTCGGACTGCGCCTTGAGCTGCTTGGGCGTGCCCTGATAATTGCGGTACTCAGAAACGTAATCGCGTGGTTTTTTATCAGCCATGATGGTGCTCGCATGAAGAGACGGGGCAGAATTTACAAAGGGCCGAACTGCGGGGATTCCACACCCCCACCTCAACAGCCCTCTCGATGGCCCCGGCTCTGCCTGCCCACTTTGACAGAATCTCGGGGAGTTGTGCACGAGTGTACTCAGCCTTGATGATGTCGCCAACCACTACGAACAGCAACGCGCCCTTGACCGTCATCACCGTGGGGTGGTGCAGCATGACCATAGCGGCCATGAGTTCAAGCTGCGCGGTGTCTGCGTAGCGGCTGGACTTGCCAGTCTTGTAGTCGGCTACTCGTGCGGTCTTGCCAGATGTGCTGATGGCAAGGTAGTCCGGCAGCCCGCGATACCATACGTCTTTGTCAAAAAAGCCACACGGCGTGAAGTCTGCTCTGATACCCAGCTTTTCTTCACAGTAGATGGTTGCGTCAATACCGGCGAGAGGTTCCACGAAAGCGCGGTACGCCTCAAAAGCTGCCGGGAGTGGGGTGCCATCTCGCACGTATTCTTCAAACGCTTTATGGACTCGCTCACCATACATGGTGGCTTCGGTAGGTTGGGATTTGACGGATTTAAGAATTTTGACATGGTAATACTGGCGAGGGCAATTTTCAAATTGTTTGATTGCTGAGTAAGAATGTGCAAGTGCCATAGATGTAAACTGGTTGGTTTGTTGAAGCTCTCAGTTTATCAGGGTAGCCCATCGCTGTTACTCTTTTTGCAATTGTCAGTTCCGGGTATTACTTGGAGGTTGGTGGGCACATGTAGCCCGGACACACGACGCCCTTGCAAGGGAAAGATGTGGTCTACATGCCACGGAAATCCAAACAGCTTTGTCCGTATTGCGGCTAACTCATATGCCTGCGCCATGAGCCAGTGGTCATCTACCGACAGCCACTTTGGGGTTCGCTGCAGTTTTGCCGTTTGCCGCGCACGGTTGTACGCTGCGATTGCCGCAGCGTTTTCGGCACGATACACTTTACGCCGGGCGGCAATTCGCTCCTTATTGGCCGCGTAGTATTCGCGGTCTCTGGCGGAAATTTCGTCCTTATTTGCCGCACGGTAATCCCGTCGTTTGGCAGGAAGTTCTTCAACATGCGCTGCCCGCCACGCTTTATTAAGAACGGCGCGGGCCTCTTTCTCGTGCAGGTATCGGGTTTTGTCCGCAGCGGCGATCCGTGCTCGGTTCGCTTCCGCATATTGCCGCAAATATTCCTTGCGCTTAGCAGTCGCCATAACTCGCTCCCACACCGGATTCGCAGGACAGGGGTAAGCCCACTGCCCATTTGGGGTTCCAGCTCATGCACTCCTCCAGATAGGCTTGGGCCTCGGCGGCTTCTTCCTTCTTGGCAATGATGGCCACGGCGTCGTGCACAGTCAGCACGACCTTGTATCGCTTGGACACACGCAGCATCTGCTCAGCCACCACTTGCCGGGCCACAGCTTGGCAGATGTTCTCCACGACCTTCCCGCCGTAGATGCGCACTGGCAGGCCCTTGGAGTAGTAGACCATCTCAAACTTGCCTGTGTCGGGGTTGGCCTTCTCCCGCAAGCCGGGGTACTGGATATGCAAACCATTCGGCAGCGTCAAGCCCTTGCCGGGCACTGCGCGGATCAGCCCCACGGCGTCGAGCTGCATGGACTGGCCAGTCAGCATCGCCTTGAGCGCGTCGCCCGAGTTGCGCCAGAAGTCGGCAATTTTGAACGAGGTGCTGCGGTACGTGTCAATAATGCGCTTGGCTTCCTCAAGCGTAACCTCAACGCCCGCTTGGTTTTTAAGGAATGTTTGAAGCTTAACGTGGCCGACCCCGTAACCAGCCCCAAGAACAACAGTCTTGCCAACCTGTCGCTGTGTCTTGTTGACGTCATCAAGCGCGATACCGTAAATTTTCGTCGCCATGAGTTTGTAAACATCTTGCTTGTCCTTAAACGCTTGCACCAAGTCATTCTGCCCGGCCAGCCACGCCAGCACCCGCGCTTCGATCTGCGCAGAGTCACAGTCGATCACCACGTACCCGTCAGGGGCCATGATGGCTTTCTTGATCTTGCCAGCGTTGGCGCCGCGTGACGGCAGGTTCTGCAGGTTTACAGAATCTTGGCCAGACCAACGACCAGAATGAGCACCGTAGTAACGCAGAGGAACCGGAAACTTGCCGCGATGAGCCATCCCAATAAAACGCTCCGTACGAGTTTCCTCCAGTGTGGTTTTATTCCCGAGTCGGGCAGCCACCAGTGCTTGTACTCTTTCATCTTCGTGTTCTTCCAGCGCCTTGAACGCTTCGTCAGTTTTGGCAAACGCCCATGCCACCTTGCCGGTGGCTGGACTGATCTTGGTTGGGGGCGTTACGCCCAGTGACTGCAGGGCCAGTGCGAACTTGTCGTTGGACATGAGCAGCGTTTTGATACCCGCCATACCGTCGGTGTAAATCGCATGCACGTACTCGGGGTCCGCGTCTTTCAGCATGTTGTCCCGCACAGTTTCGAGCAGGGCTTGCTTGGATTCCTTGACGGCTTCCAAGTGGTCCCGCAGCAGCTCAGGGTTCAGCTCCAGCACAGGCTCGATGAACATGCGCAGCGTCAGGTCGATCAGCTTGAGTTCCTGCTTGGGAAAGCCCATGGCCATGTAGCGCGTGAAGATGTCGTATGTCAGCTCCACGTCGTTGATACAGTAAGCCGCGTATCGTGCCAGCTCTGCATCGTAGAAGTCAGCGTAGCGTTTGCCGATGGCGTTCAGCACCTCGTCGCCCTTGACGCCTACGCCCATGCGTTCAGCTTGCGCCTTGAGGCTGTGCGCCTTGTCATGCGGGTACAGGGCTCGTGACATGCCCAGTGTGTCCGCCCACACCATCGGGTTCACGCCGTAGCGCCAGTTGAGGATGGCGCCATCGAACGCTGTGTTCTGGCACACGACCATTGCGTCAGACCAGTCAAAGGACTTGAGGAACGCTTCGCAGTCGTGCTTGGGCACCCACTGGGTAGGGCCGTCGTTGGTCTTGATGGCGAAACCAATCAGCTCGAACTGCGGCGACCGCACGTAGTCCTCGGTCGTGATTTTGCTCAGGCTGTACTCACGGTCGTAGTATGTCTCCGCATCGAACGTGACGATTTTCATTTGCTGCTTCCATTCGATCTTGCTTGAAACCCGGTTACGGCGAGTTGGTTGGCGATTGTTGTCGTACCAATCCCAATGTTCCCCGAGGTGTCAATGCGCATGCCCTCTTGGTACTGCACAAGTTCTGGCTCCGGGGCCAGCAGGGTGTGAACGATCTCTGCATCGAATCGAGCGCGTGAAGCTTCCTTGTATGCGGCTTTCAAGGCGTCGAGTTCTTCGGGTTCCAAGAACCAGTAGGGGCGAGCCACTCCCTCGCGCACGGGTTGGTCCGGTCGGTTTCCAGCTACCAGTTCGTTAAGTCGGCGCTCAATCCCTGCAAATTTGTGACTACTCCACGTACCCAAGCCGCGAGTGCCACCGCCCAGTTCCCCGAAGAATTCGTCAGGGTGCGACTTCAGGCGGTCTATCAGAATCTGTACTGCGTTGTTCATGGTTTCTCCAATCAAGGTCTTTCTTTTTGGCATATCGTTCACGCCTCTTTAGGTTTGCGTTTAGTCGGCGCTCTTGCTCCACCGTCAGCTTCGGTGAGTGGTCTTGCAAAAAGCTGGTAATTGGATCGGGGGTGTTCGGCTTCAAGGATGAACTCCAGTTGGTTGAGGTTCTCTTCGTTGATGACCAGTGCAAGCCCTCCAGCCTCGTCAATTCTTTTAAGGTTAAGAGTTTGCAGGTCGGTTGGCTTGTTCTTGCCAGCCTTCGCTTCGATTGCAATGAACCGGCCGTTGAGACACGCAAGGATGTCCGGCGTGCCGTTGTTGGCAGAGATGCCGCCGATGTAGTTGACCGCATACGCCTTGTGCTTCTTGAGCAGCGCATGGATTTTTTTCTTTACAAGGCTTTCGGGAGTTGCCGCCATGATATGTCCTTCTCAAATGAGCCCCATGTCTTCCAGCGCCATAGGGCAAGCGCTTTGCTAATTCCAATGTGAGCTGCACACTCGACGAGGGTGCCCGTAAATTTCCCGTTAGAGAACCAACGGGTCGTGGTCTTGTTCTTTTGCTGCTCACTTCGTGTAGCCCATCGACAATTGCTTGGCATGTACCCACGTTGTGTGTTCTTGCGCTCTAAGCTGTACTCAGGGCTTGGCCGAGGGCCCATGTCTGCCAGAAACAGCTCATACCGTTGCCATCGCTTACATACTTTTATGCCGCGACCACCGTAATACAAGTACGACGCACTTTTTGGGTTTGTGCACCGCGCAATCATGGTACGCCACACGTAATGTTCCGGGGCCTCCTTGCCGCCAAGGTAGGCACCGTGCGTAGTACGTGCCGCCATCCAAACCGCTCGGGTTTCTGGGGTCATAACCTTCTCCGTAGTTCAGGAGTAGTTACTTTACCACAGTTCAGGCGTTGCCATTTTGAATCTCCTTGAGCTTCATGTTGTAGTGGTGCCACTTCTCTGCATCAGGCGAGTCCTTCTTGCCTTGACGCATGCCATATTTGATGAGGTTGCCCTTGAGGTATCCGATGAACTCCTCGCGGGTGAGCAGCGCCTCCATCACAGTCCACGGCTGCACGCCCATGTCCTTGTAGTGTGAGCCGCCCGCTTGGATGTCGTCTGCTCTGGTGTTAATGCGGTTTGCAGTCAGCATGTGCTGCAGCTCCTGCTCTTCTTCGTTGGTCAGGTCGGGAAACATTTCAATTTGGCTCATGGTTTTCTTTCAGGGTAGGGATGGTGCCGTATACGACGCGGAAGGGCCACGTCGGATCATATTTTGGCAGTGAGGTCTTTGAACTTTCCTGAACGGCCGTAAGGGGCGCGTGCAGCGTTGAGTTTGGTGGTGGTGTGGAAGTCGCCATGGGAGTTCAGGTCTTTCGCTCGGGCGTTGCGGGGCAAGTGTTTGGGCGCGGCGGACGGAGTGCCCGTGCGCCAGTTGAATGCGTTGTTGGTGGACTTCGGGGTGCCATCGGGCCACTTGGGTGGGTAGTCTTGCATATTGCCTTTCAGAACAAAGCAGTTGAGGGTAGGGTCGAATTGCACGAGGTCAAGCACTTGCATGGGGGCGCTCCACTATGGGCCGCATCTTCTTCAAACGCAGGCTCTCCATGACATCGGCCATGGCGGTCTCAAGCTGCTTGACGGTCACGGTTTCAAGCTGCGCGTCGTGGACTTCCATGACTAAGTTCAAGGCTACCAGCTCAGGGCCTTTGGCGATGAACCGGAACTCATTGGCCACGCCCCGGCGTGCCAGTGCAAGGATAGCGTCTTGCGCGGCTCGGATTTCGGGCTTCCAGTCCTCGCCTATGCCCCGGTTGGCCAGCGCCTCTGTGATGTTCATGGCGTCGATCAACGCGTCAATGTCGCGGCGCGCGGCCACGCCAAGGCGTAGGTTGTTCATGGCATCGTGGTTGCGGATTTTGAGCGTGGTGCCTGCACCGATGGCATCGACTTTTTTCAAGCCTGCCTGCACCCACGTCATGTTGTCGAGGCGTACGCCCTTGGGCTTGTACTTGCTACGCTTTCTCACAGCCTTGCTCCTAGTTGCGCGAACGGGCTGGCCGTGTCCTTCCACGTTTCCCATCGCTTGATTTTGCTGATTGTTGCTTGGCTCACGCCGAAGCGTGCGGCGGTTTGTTTCTGCGGCGCCTCGTCTGCCCTGATCTGCGCCACCAGCTCCGGTGTGAGCTGTGACTTGGCACGCATGATCTTGGCAATCTTCTGCCCCCGCATCGGATTTTGCAGATACCCCAGCTCCTGCATGATGCGCTTTTGCAGGGCCTTGCGGCCCACGGCATGGGTATGCTCAGGGTTCACGCATGCAGCGTTGCCGCATGAGTACGTGGCCAACTTACCCTTGAGGAGGTTGGGACTGTCCTTGTACTTCTCCAGCAGTGTGGCTCGGCGCACGCTCATGACACCGCGCTTGCCAGTCACTGGGTTGCGCACGTTTATGGTCGGCGTGGAACCGCACGATTGCAGCGCCCCTTGCCAGTTCCAGCAGTCGCCTTCGATGACGCATCGGTCCTTGATGAAATCAAACAGACTCACGGCTTCTCCTGCACAGGTGCTGCGGGTGGGGTATCCCACGAATCGCCAAAATACTGCGATCCATTGTCTTGCAATGGTCGATATGGCTTCTGCACAGGTGCTGAACGGGCTTGCTTGATGGCTGTGATGGCGGTTACGTTTTTGTCAAATTGCTCTCTTGTGAGATGCCATGTTGTACAGTTTTCCAACGCCTCCAGCGCCAAGTCCAATGCTTCGTCTTTGGTCATGCTTCACTCCTCATTGCCAACGGCGTAAATTCTTTCTTTGGAATCCAGCCTTTGTTGCCGTCCTCCAGTTCGACCATGAACTGATCGCCTTCTTCCTCAAGAATGCGGCAACGCCAAAAACAATCTTGCGTAGCAGGGTTTCGGCCACCACAAAAAAATCCTGTGTATCCAACTGGATTCAATGCAAACCCGCTGCTTTGTTCTGCTTCGTCTTTAGTCATGGTTTCTCTCCTGTTGCTTTGGCGATGGCGGCGCGCTCTTCCCAGAGCTCAGGGTCTAGATAGAAATCTTCTATGTAGTGGCGCCTGCCTGTTGCGTCTTTCATGCCAAAGCAACGGTCAATATGTCGAACCTCCAAGAGCCCGCAAACATCAATTCGGTATAGGCCGGTCTGCACATCAATGTCGTAAACGGGCCAATCGCCGTCCCACAGTGGCTGCGGCAAGCTGTTGATGTGGGCAATGTCTAGTAAATCGCTTGGCTCTGGCGTGTGTTGTGTGTTCATAAACAACTCCTCAATGTCAACAGGCCCAGCATCAGCACAATGAAGGCCCACAGTATCCAGATCAACTGCCCATCAGCAGGGGTTGGTTTGTCTTCGTCTTCGGTCATGCTTACCTCGCTTTCAACATGGCATCTGCGTGGATGTATCTGGCAATTTGTCTTGTGTTGTCTGGATAACCACGTTCGATCACTTTGTGCCCATTACCAAGATCGCGCACTACCTCAACTTTTTGCACCAAACTCATGGCCGTGCAAATGTCCTCCTCTGTGGCGTGTGCTGCAAAGTAGTCGCGCAGGGTCATGCCCCAGCGGTGGACCTGTTGCTCTTCCGGGTGCAGTGACTTGAATGTGCTTGGGAATGCTGACTCTGGTTGGTTTGTTTCGATCATGCCAACTCCTTCAATTGCGCCGCCAGCTTCTCGCATTCAGCCACGCAAAACTCCAACGTCTTGACGGTGCCGGTTTCACCGATCCTTGGCCACCTCTCGTAAATCTCGCGGTATGCCTCGTTCATCAAGGCGGGGTCCTTTGCGTCGTCCCAGTGTGCGCAGTCAAAGCCAAACTGATTGTCGCGTGCATAAGTCAAACCACCATGCACATCCACGTCCAGCTCGTTGTAGTCCTTACCTGCACAAGGGTGGTCATTCGGCACTGTGACGTACCCGCAGCGGTGACCCATAGCGGTTGCCACCACTTCGGCCTGATAACCGGCGGAGGTGGTCCACTGCTTTTCAATTTTTGATTCGTTGCTCATTTGATGATCCTCATCAGGGCGCCGCACCGGGCGCACTTGTAAATGGGTTGGCCCTGAACGGGCTCCCAGCGGTGTTGGCATTCGCTCATATCACCCCACCAACAGGTCGCGCAGGGCTTTAAACAAAGCGATGGCTTGGTGCACAGTCAACGTATCAATCACGTCATTTGGTGACCACTCTTTTGCCACAGGCTCTGGGGCTGTCTTGCCTTTGCGCACAATGATGACTTTCTTGCGCTGCGGCCCTTGCTCCGGTGGCGTCTGCGCTTTGGCGTTGACTACTCTGCTTGACTTCAGCGGTGCGTACTCGGAGGTCGTAACGTACAGCAGCCCGGCGCTGTCTCGTGCTTGGCCTTGCTTGACCATCTGCCCCAGCAGGGAGGTTACAGAGCTTGGTTTAAAGCCGTGCTCGTTCAGTGCAGCAGTGACCTCTTTGCGAGTCTTGCCGGGGTTGTCTCGAACGTAATTAAACGTAGCGCGAGTCACGTTGTTGGTCACCGTGAAATACGCCTTGGCTTGCGGTTGCGTCATAGTAGTCTCCCCCGAAGGGTTCCATTCGTTGAGCACTTTGCTCAGTTCAGATTTGAGATCGGGCATGTGGTTCTCCTTATTTCTTGGGCCAGCCGAGTTTGCTCAGGTCGGCCATGACGTTTGCCAGTGCTGGCAGGTTCTTGGTGGGTTCGGCTTCGGTGGGGTAGTATTTCTTGAACTCGGGGAACGTGGTCAGTGCTTGCTTGAGTGTGTTGATACCTGCAAAGGCGTGCGACAGCCTGCTCTCAGCGTTGAGGCGCTCTTCCTCTTGCTTCTCGTACGGTGCAAGGATTGCCTTGATCTGGTCCTGTGTCACGTCACCGACCACAACGTCATACCCCCAATTGCGAAGCGGGTTGGTGTACATCACTTGGTCTGTTCGTAGTGCCTTGGGGTTGCTCTTAAACAGCTTACGCACCTCGGGGCTCATAGCCTTGATGATGGCTTCCTTGATAGCCGTAGCGCGGGCTTCTTTGTCAATAGGCGGCACGTCATGCAAGATTGCGCGGATGATGGATTGCTTGGTGTGTTTGTTGAATTTCATTTCTTTTAACCTTAAAACAATTTGAGTTGGCGGTCGTCATCGGCCGGGGTGGGTCTGCCTTGTTCTTCGATGTCGCGCAGGCGCATCTCCAAACGCTCGGCGAGGGCTTTGATAAGCCCTGCTTGGCCGTCAGCTACACGCAGTAGTTCTTCATCCGTTAAGTTGTCGTAGATCATGTGAGTTCCAAAAAGGTTAGGAGGTTGTTGTCGAGGTCGGTGGTGAACCACACGATGGCGTCGGGCGGGGGATGAGGGACTCGTTTGAGGTGGCCCCCAACAGTGGCGGCAGTGAGGATGCGCTCAAGCCATTCAGGCCGTGAGTCCAAGTAGCCGCGCCATGAGGTCTCAACGCCGTCGTGCCAGCACTTGAGCATGTACTCGCCGTTGCGTTCTTCGTATCTGTATTCGCGTTCATGTGTTTGTTGCATTGATGGTGGGTATCTGCAGGCTAGGTGATTTCGAGTTTCGCGGATGTTGTCTTCAACCCTCCACGCTCTCATCTGGTGTGCCTCCCCAATCGAACGCGTCCAAGATCGCGTCGACTCGCTGCTTGGTTTGGACTCGTGTGCTGTGCTCATCTCGCAATTCCTTTGGCGTTACACCGGACAATACTTCCTCAACCTTACGCCGAGCTTTCTCCAACTCGGGATCGTGCGTGACGTTCATCACGGTCAGCAGCTCACACAGCTCCAGTGCACCTGTCACCATCGTGTCGTGGAACTTGCGCTTCTTGCCGTCCTCCTCGATCACCAACCGATCAGACAAACGCAGCAGGGCTTCATGCAAGCGACTCCACGAGTCTTGGTTAGCCTGTGCCAGCTTGGCCTCCATGCGGCGCTCGTACTGCTCGATCAGCTCACGCTGCACTGTGCTCTCCACGTCAAGGCGGAAGTCACCCGAGGTAGGCAGCGGCGTGAAGCTCGACTCCATGCGAAAGCGCAGCGCCACCTGAGCACGGGACAGATACTCTTTGCGGTCGAACAGCGTGCCGAGCTGAAACGCAGCGGCTGCAACCAGCGTGTCGTACTTGTCAAGGAACGCATCCACCAGTCGCTCGAACTCGTTGCGATACCGACCCATGACCTGCTGGTACTCCAGCAGTGACGCAGTGGGCAGCAGCCTTGCACCTTGGTCATTCCACGGCAGTGTCAGGCGGTAGTGCTCAGCACGGGCACGCGCTTGAAACTTGGTCAGGTCGTCGAGTTCTTTGCACTCAGCGAACAGGTTCTTGTACACGGACGCAGCCTTCTTCGAGCCGGAGCCCTTGGCCGTGGTGACCTCGCCTTGGGTGGCCTTGTCCTGCTTGCGGCCGGAGTACACGGAGATGTGCAGGTCCACCATCATGGCGGAGCGAGCGACACCGGCTACGGTGTCAGGTTTGGTGTCAGTGATGTAGTTCATTTCTTTTAACCTTAAAAGTTATTTCACGTTGCGGCCACGAAAGCCGCCGATGATGGCGACGATTGCCGCCTCTTTAAGTGCACGTCGGGCCTGCTTGGCCGTCTCGAACACTTTGTTCTCGGGGTAGTCATCGTGAGAGTCCCTAAGCCACATGCAGAGTGGTCTGTAGCCTTCGCGTTGTGGCTCGACCCAACCCACGTAAACCCAACCCTCGCTGGTGTACAGGCTCAGTTCCTCTTCGCCGCCGCGATGCCTCTCCCACTTCGCCCTCATGAATTCTCCTGATCGAGTTTCATCACCAGCTTGGTGGCCTCAATGAAGTCGTCGGCAACGAGAGTTACCCCCAGCCATTCGTGCGGCTGCTTGACTTCGATGGTGGGTATGTAGGCGTTGTTGTATCCCTGCGACCCCTTACCGTTGCCCACATGCTTCTCGGCCAGTTGATGCGCGTCCTGCACGGCAGTCATCAAGAGTTCCAATTGGTACTGGTTCAAAATCAGCGGCACGCCGCTCACCGTTACTTTGTATCTCATGCTTCACACTCCTCAATTTCAAAAGTTACTTCGTTGCATTCACACGACTCGATGAACGATTCCTCACTTGTCAGGTGCTCGTACTCGTCACTCAGGTCGCGGTAGAGTTGTTGGGATATGTCATCCACGTAGTCCTGCAGTGCCTGCTCAAGCCCTGCTTCGTAGAACTGCTCCTCGACCAGCGCGTCCCATGCCTCTGACTCAAGCCCTGCAAAGATGCCTGCCGGGTACGTGTTGCCCACACAGCCACCGTCTAGGTTGACACGCGCCCCGCAGTCTAGGTTGTATGTCGTGACGCTGGCGTAATCGCCGTAGTCCTCGATCGCCAGTCGCAGGGCCGGGTACTTCTCAGCGTAGGTTTGGTCGCCGTCTTTGGTCACGTCCATCCACTTGTGGACATCAATGCGCCCCTCGAACGTGGCGTAGTCACCTTGGCTGTAAGACACATTGAAGCGAAGCCTGATGTCATGCCCACCAGCAGGTTCCAGTTGCTCTTTCAGTCGCTCCTCGATGTAGTCCCACCAGTCGTAGTCGCAGGCGTACTCAGTCCACTTTAAATACTCCTCGCGGAATCTTTTTGGGTCCTGCAGGGATAGCTCTTGTGCGGTAAGTTTTGGCATCAGGAAAGTTCTCCATGTTGTTGATTGCCGTGATGGTGGCAATGGCTTTGGCTGCGTCGAATGACTCGACGACGAGTGGGTCTTTGCGGGAGTGCACCCCAAGCACAATTACATTCCACCCGTTAAACGAAGCCAGTTTTGCAATGGTCATCTCGCGTGTCTTGTGGACGAGGAGCCACGTATCGAACCCCTCTTCAACCCATTCAAAGTCGTCGATGGTCACTCATTTCTCCGTTAAAACCAGCACAGTGCTGATTGCATCAACCAATGTCTCGCCCGGCTGCACGATGTAGATTTCGTTGCGGAAATCGTCCGGCCCGTTGGGGTTGTACTTGCGTCGAGTGAAGGTGATGTACGAGCCGTTCATGGCCTCGTGGACACTGAATGTCCGGGACAACGCCGTGCTGGGCCGATCCTCTACCAATCCCACACTCAGGCCCCGCATCTTCGTTGCCTCTTCGGGTTGACTGTCCAACAGCCAACGACGGATCATGTCTTTTATCTTGCTCATTTCTTTTAACCTTAAAAGTTTATTGCCGAGGCGGCGAGGGCGCGGCCCACTGCTTTGGCAGCGCGCAGTGTTGGTATGTTGGTGGGCTCACCCCAATCGCCTCCGTCCCAAATGCGCAGCTCCCACTCAGCAAGGGTTGGATCGCGTTGGATGTGCGCCCAGTTCCACCTAGCGCCTCTTTCTTTGAGAACCCACGAAG